CTCCCCATCCTCCTGTTCTGATTCCGACTGAAGGAGTAAATCGTGAAGTAAATCTAGCTTTCTTTCGAGGTTTCCAAGTGCCTGTAGCACTGCTGACTCTTGGTCTTTTTCTTCCGAGCATTTTTCTTGATTAGTTTTACGAGGGGCTTTAAAAGGCGCTTTAGTATTGTCCATAAAATGGAGATCATGAGAGATTAAATTTTTGTTTGGTTTTTTTTATTTATACTTTTCGGTGTGAGTTAAGTGAATTAAACATTTTTAGGAATTACTCCGGGAAACACGTCAATTTGTCTAGTGATTTCAACCACTTGAACTCGAGATTCAAGTGCTTCTAGCGAGGCTTCTGATATGTTCTTATAGGACCGATGAAACGGCTGATTCGATGTGATGATTATGGGTACATTCTGGGTCTTCTTGCAAAGACCACCATGTACCTTCAGCGTAGTGGGTGAACCATCCAAGAATCTCAATAGATCGGATACTGTCCACCCAGCATGGAGTTCCTCCATCACTATCAAGTCGTACTTGTTGTCCTGCCAGGGGAGAAAGTAGGGTCCTTGAACCGGGCAGTCGTAGACATTCAGGTAGTTGCGGAGTACATTCACTAAGTGAGTCTTGCCAGTCTTCGTTGGGCCAATCAACATGAGATGTTGTTGGCGAGGGGGGCGGCGTTTCTTTATATTCGTATTTAACCACTCTGTAATTTGTAATTCCGGTTGGTCCAATGGTAAAGGCAATTCTGACCACGGGTCGAGGGGTAATGTCGATCTCGTTGCAAGCCAGGAGGCTAGATAGATTGTCTTCTGGAGGTTGTACCCCACAAAACCAGGCTCTAGTTCAAAACACTCGTCAGTTGTTTTGCCCTCGGCTAACATTCTAGCTATGGTGTCTGACTTAGGATTTTTCTTAGCGAGCAATGCCTGGGCGGACATATTGTGTTCCACAAAGTCCTGCATTGCTCCGTTGAAGCGTCCTTTAACCACATATTTTACAACGTTTTTCACGTTTCGGGCGGATTGGACATTGGGATGATAGCAAGGATCGTCGTAGTTTAAGTCGAAGAAGTACGAGTACTGCTCTTTGTTCAAGCGGATCTTCTCTTTCAGTTGCACAAATGCGTGCAAGTGTTGATTGCCGTCTTGGTGAAGCTCTTGGCTGATACAGCAGCAGTCCAGGTTGTCCTTCAATAGGTCCACTAGGAAGTCCAGCAGGCAACGGGGCGGCACGGGACATTGAGGGTAAGTTAAAAATATATTCTTTAAGTCTTTTTGTCTTTGGTTCATCTGAGGGCTTGAGGGCTGTTGGCGATAGTAATATTAGTATCGCCGACAGCCCTTTTATGTTGTTGGTCAAACTTGGTCAAATACTCCCCCTTCGGCGAATTCACAATTTATTTTTCCGCTCCGCTCCCTTTTACTCGTTTATGCCCAGGACCACGGGCCCCTAGCAACACTTTTTGCAGCAACCACAACCAACCCGCTTCGCTCCACCTAAACGTTCCTTCGGAACCCTAATCGACCTTCGGTCCCTAACGACCGGCGTGACCGGCGCCGGTCTATCCTTGGCATGGCCCGGCAGCCGTGACCGGCGGCTGCCTATCCTTGGCATGGCCCGAAGCCTGCGGCTTCTACCCTTGGCATGGCCTTTTGTTTCAATGAATAATAAATTTTATTTGTGATACAATTTAGATTTGTGATTCTTAAGAATCATCGTATCTAATTCTTCCGTAGAAGTCAAGGGCTGGAGCTACAGTAGGAGCTGCTCCAGTTCCAATTTGAGTGTAAATATAGAGCAAGTAGATTGAGTTAGTTGCAATGTCAGCAACTGTTCCGGCAGTACCGGCATTATATACCGTGGTAACGTTGATTTTTCTGAATTTCTTGTGGACTGTTGAAGGTCTTCCACCTAGTTGATCAACGGGGCACTGGTAGTCATGTAATACAGTAAATCTGTCTCGATTATCCATGTTCATGGGCGAGATAGCAGAAACTGCTTCTAAGATCTGAGCTACAGTAGGGGCTGTTGCATTCGCTTGCTTGTCCATGACAATCATTAAGCGAATATAGCCACTGAGTGGCGTTGCGCCTGTATTGGTTGGGACACCAATAGCAGCACGCAATAAATAATTTTTGAATACGGCTTTTTTACCGATTCTTTGACTGGCTCCGGTTCCAGGTTGAAGGCCATTCATTAGTACCAAGGTACCTGCATCAGAAATGTTGTTCTGAAATGCAGTATCTACATACTTGAGCTCTCCTCGTCGTCCAGGTACTCCTCCCCATCCTCCTGTTCTGATTCCGACTGAAGGAGTAAATCGTGAAGTAAATCTAGCTTTCTTTCGAGGTTTCCAAGTGCCTGTAGCACTGCTGACTCTTGGTCTTTTTCTTCCGAGCAT